AGAACAAAGGTTCTGTAGTAAAGCAGAAGTCATGCAGGATGTTGCATTTAGTAAGAACAGTTTTACCGTGACCCCTAGGCAAAATAACTGCAAGCTGTCTAAGATCCATATTCATTAAAGCATCTGCTACTTCATAATGAAAAAATGGAGTCTCTGATCTTTCAAAGTCATCAGGAAGAAAAAGTTTCCCAAATGCTATTAAATCTTTATGAGCTAATTGTAACTCTTCTTCGGCTTGGGATACATTATGTGTATTAATATTGGCCATTACCAATCTTCACTTTTTAAATCTTTTGTAAATTTTATCCTAAAGTCATCTCTTCCTCTTCTTGAATGAACATTATAGCCCAGATTAATTCCATAATCTTTTCCTAAATCAATCTTAGTTTCTAAAGAAAATTGATTTAGCATATCATCTAACTGTTCTTGAGTTAACTTTCCCTCTTTAAATGACTTAAATAAATTTGCACCTATAAGACTATAGAGATTATGTCTTAATTTAAAATCCCCTAACTTAGAAGGAGCTGCTTTAGTGGTATCTGGTTTAGACCAACCAGGCATTAATAACTTCCTGCCCCAGGAGCTTTAATAGAAACATTAGATCTATCTCTCCGACTAGTGCTAGCATGAACATTATGAGCACTTAATTTAAGTTGTTCAGGATCGCCACCATATATATCTCTAAGTAAATTACCAGCATCCTTATAAAACTCAGGATCATCCTTTCTTGCCTTTAGAAATTTCTCTTTTATATATTCATTATCTAAATTTTGCAGATATTGAGAAAAGTTAAAAGTTTGAAACTTATCTTTCTTACTATCTTCACTATACAAATCTTTCAATAGAAAGTATGCTCTGGAATCATATTCACCTCTTTCTGCGGTAGTTGCTTTAGTATTATATTCTGATTCAGTGAACATCCGACCCTTTTCAAAGAGCCTATCTGGAGCCCGATCTGTTGCTCTTCGCATATTATCAAATGCTCTATCGTCTATTTCTGCCATGCTTTCCTCTCTTGTTTTTTAATATATGCTTCCGACTTAGGAAGCTTTAAGTAATCTCTAATTTTCTGTGCTGGGGTTTTCTTCATGCGAATATATTGTCCTCTTTATTCCATTGTTGTATGATTGCTGAGACATCACTAGCCTTCTTCTCTCTGATTTCATAATGGGGGAGATCTTTCCAATTATATTTCCAATCACCTCCCCATTGAAAATCCTTCTCATAACCAAGAGATTTTGCTGTCTTGTATAAATGAGTAGCTATTTTTTTATATTTTTCTGTATCCTTCCAATCAATAGCACCCTTATCTAAGGCAACTATATCGAAAGCTCTCCCACTTAAATGTTTGGATTTCATCGTTTTTGTAACAACGCTACCATCTCCTCCAATTTCCCATGCTTCGGGTGAGGTTTCCTCGCCTAACTCCGGATTCCACTTTCTACCCTTTTTCCAAAGATCAAATTGCTCATCATAAGTACGCTTCCCTTGAGTAATTTTAAAATCAAAAGGAGATGTCCCTATAGCTTCATTTAATATTTCCTGTATTCGAGGATCTAGTTGTTCTAATCTTGCCTTGCTTGAAGCACCAAATTTATATCCTGCCACTATTCTATCTCCTTTGGTCTTTCAACTTCTTCTAATTTCTCAGGAGTAAAGCCCTGAAACACTGCTCCAGTCATAGTTGTTACCTGAGTTGTATTCTTATCTTCCATATCCATAATATCTGCCAACTTAAACAAGGCCTTTAGCTTATCAGCTACCTTGCCATCACTAGAGTCGATTACCTCCTTTATGTTACTAAGCACATAATTTTCATCTAATCCCAATTGCTCCATATAGGGCTTTAACTCTTCTTTCATAGCACTCCTTACTCTTGCAGTTTTAATAAGCTGGCCAGCACGTATGCCGGCATAATGTGGATTGTTAGTAGGAAAGGCGTCAAGGTATGCTTTACGTGGATCCACACCCTTTGCCAAGTATGTAACAAATAACTCTTCACGAGTAGATAAATTCTCTCTATCATCTAATCTTTGATTCCTTTCGACATCACCACCAAGCGAGTATATATTCACACGCCTAGAGGTATCCATCTTTGTTTTAGGGGAAACGATAAACGTACCAGTACAAGTACCTATATAGGCAACCTGCCGCACCTTACCTTTTGGTTTAGTCATCGTACCTTTACGCAGTATCTGAATAAAGCAGCCATCATCGGCTAATACCCAGTCAAATAAGCCACCATTACGCCAATCCTTAATTGGATAAACATCAGGCGGTAATTCATCTTCTGACTCATATACCACATATTGCACATTGTTAACTGTATAATGTCTCATATTTTATTAAAGTCCGTACCCCGCCAGGGGTTCGGTGATTAGGCTAATCCTAATATATCAGTTTCTCTTAAATAAGGTAACAATTCAGGAGGTAACTTAATAATGCTATCACCAGTATCTAACCAAACACCTTCTTCATCATCATACTCATCTTCTATAATCAACTCGTGTTTTTTCATACTAACCTCCACTATTAGATAGAGTTATCCCTGAGAGGGAGAACCCTATTTTTTGGATCTTTAACTTAAAATTTCACTGAAAGCCAGTAATTTACTCCCATACTTCCAAGCTTATATTTAAGCAATTCTTATCGGTTGTCGGGGGAATCTCTAACCTCTATATGAGGGAGCAACCCAACGTCTAACCCATTTAGCAGAACTATTTCAAGGGTACTAACTGGGTGATAGCTTTATACTACCGATGCGTTAATCTACTACTACTAATAAACATATGCAAACTATTTCATTTTATTTGAGAAGTAATAGTATCAAAATCATGACTATCTTGTCGAGAATCCATAACAAAATCAATATATTCAATTTGGTGTCCATGGGTAAATATACGACACTTATACCAAGGTTTCAAAAATTATGCAATTTTAGTGTGTGGGGTTTCATACATAGGTGTACCCCTTAAAAGGGTTTTTCGTTATCACTTTTACGTTATTTTTGATTTGATTATTTTTAGTTGATTTTTAGTAGAAAACTACAATTAAATGGAGATATATGATCTTTGACTTGGAAGATCTAGTTGATGAACCCACAGCACAGAAAGCAGCAGATGCTCTAGTTGTCGAAGCTATCGCTGTATCCGAAGCCACTAGGCGGAAGAGACAGAAGGTACGCTCATGTACAGCTAAGATCAGAATGCTTGTGAAACTGTGTCGTGTGAAGAAGTATAGCAAACCCATCGAAACCGTGAAGAAATCCTTTGATATGTTAGAGGAAGAACGTGGTGAGATGGATGTCAATCTCTTCGGCATCTAGACTAGCTCAGGGTGGTGTCCACAACCATTAGGGCATGAGTGTAATAACTTGTGCCCTTCTATCATTTACACACACCTGTCATGTACATTCATGATGATATATATACCAACTTATACTAAACATATAAGTAAAGATTTAAGCAGGGACATGATAGTGGTCAAAAGAAGGTAGGTCTAGACGTAGGAGTCCTTCGCCCTTTGAGCTGAACTGTACTCAGCGAGCTTAATTAAATTTAAGTACAAAGCCTAACCTGGATTGAATGCCAAGTTAGCATATGCTTGCGTCAAGTTACCTACAAGTATCTTGAACCGGTGAAACAATCCTATTGTAGTAGGAGCGTTGACTATGGGAAGCAATGATCAGCTAATCTGAAGGGACTAGATGTAATTTAACCTAATTATATTTAGCAGCGTACTGTCTGGTTAAAGTCAGACCTGATCAAATATTTAGGATAAAGGGATGGAGTCACCCAAAAATGACTTAGTGCTAGACATCACTATTAAACTGTCTAATAATTTAAAGACCGATCGGGTCATAACTGGAAGCAGGCGAGATGGAATGTGGGCAACTGATCACCCTCACAAACCTAGTCTGCTTCTTTCACATTTATATTTGCTAGCGATATCTAAGGCAAGACTTAATGGGACTGCAGGACGAGGGTACTGGATTGCATATTCCCTAAGTAATTAAGCCTGATATCCTTAGATACTCTAGGTATGTATGTACCGGAGAACTCTGATCAGGGGAGCTAGCATTAATTTAAACCAACATAAACACTTAAATAAAGGAGGGCATAGCCTTCGAAAGAATAACCAAATATTATGAATGGAAAAAGTATGAAAAAGGAAGGAAATTTAAACATATTTCTATTATTCCTATTCAACATGATTCGCCAGAACATCGTTATATGACACCTGAATGGGAAAGAATATTTCCTGGTGACAGAGATTTGTTAACAGAGATTGATCTTGAAAGATATATGGAGTTAATAAGATGGTGGGGTCAAAAATTACATAAAAAGTTAGAAGAAATGGAAGAGGGAGTTTAATATCTCCCTTTTTCAACCAACATAAACATGAAAGGGTAAACAATGAGATCAGCCAAAGTAAGAAAGATGGATCGTAAAGCAAAACATAAAGCTCAAGCCGTTGCACAAACAGCAAAATCTCGTCAAAGAAGGTTAGATAATAAAGCCAAGCGTGCTGAAATACATGCTATTGATTCTAGTGTCAAGATAACTATAGTTAATGGTATTCCTCATCTTCATAATGAAAATGGTGATATTGTAGAATTAGTTAACGGTATTTATACTGTTGTTGAAGATAAAGATGCTGAGAAATTAGTTGAAGAAACTGTTGAAGTATTTAATGCTGAAATTGAAGAGGTTGAAGCAGTTGAGGTAGATGATATAGGTAAATTCCAGAAACTAGTCAATAAATGGAGATTATAATGCTAAATAGATTATATAAATGGTTATTTAGTCAAGAAGAAAGAATGCCAATAGGCTTTATTCCACTATTCTTTATGATGATACTGATTAGTACATTAGTTTGTTTATTTATAATATCAGTTAGTAGAGCAATAATGTGGATATAATGCGGAGGATATAATATTAAGGAGAGTATGGTTTGAATTGGGGTCTGTATTGATAAATATATTTGTGATGTTGCTCAAGCGAGCTATTCAGTTGATCAATATATTTACAACAGTCAACAATGTTGAAGACCACTCTCTTTAATATTATGCAAATTACCAACAATTAAAATAAAGGAGTAAATAATGAAGAATATAATAATGTCAGCCATAATACTTATGCTTGTGTGTTGTGGTGAAGCTGAAGCTACAAGTAAAGATGATAATATCACTAATCAAGTAATAACACCAACAACAAAGACAGTTAAAAAGCCTGTTATACTAGATCTTGATGATATGACATTTGAAGATGCATTTTCAATACAACATCGTGCTAAAGGTGAAGGACATACTTTCTGGTGGCATGGTAGTGAATATACAACCAATCTAGAATTTGTTGATGAATTTGTATTAAGACATGTTAACAATGATGAACTACATCAAGCTTGGGTCACAAATAATGATGATCCTGATGATAATTGTAAATCTAATAAACTTGATGATTGTGGAGTATGTGATGGGCCAGGTAAAATAACATGGTTTCGTGATAAAGATGGTGATGGACTTGGTACATTTACACAATGGGTAACATCTTGTACATATCCTGAAGATATTGAAATAAAGAAAGATTAGTAAATTTGTGTGAGGATGACATGGTAGTTGATCGCTATCATGTTGTCCAAATCTAGAAACCTGTGGAAAGCAGTGGATGAAGACGCTTACAGGTACAAAGATAGATATTGTAGTCGCAGTCAATCAAATGAACGACTGAAGTTTAATCAACATCAATGGTAGGATCCGTTAAAATAAAGATAACTAGTCTTTTCCTGTCACTAAATATGCTTTAATCCATTCTTCATGGTAGCATATATTCTCAATTGGTCATGATAACTTTGCCTAATGTATTCCGGAGAGCCTGGATATAAGGGTAGGAGACATTCTAACGAGAAGGTGAGACGCCTCAGCAATGGGGCAATAGAAGCGGTACCCTTGCAGGTAATAGTTAAAACCTGTCTAGACACACAATTATTAACCAACAATAAAATAAGGAGATAATATATGAAAATATTGTCAAAAGAAAATTTGAAATTGTTTCAGTTTCCAGATAACAAAATTTCAAATAATCAAAAAGTAATTTCTGGAATTAAAAAGAGTATCACTCAAGCCATTATTTTATCTACAGGTGTAAGCAGTAGTAATAGTAAACCATTTGTAGATATAAGATTATGGGCTATGAATAATGATACAGAAAAGTATGTTCCAACTCCTAAAGGACTTAGACTTGACATGGATCAATATGCAGCATTCTGTACCATGTTACAAGATGAATTCGCATCAATAAATGAATCACTTCCAAATATGAAGGTTATATCAATTGATTCACTTTTAGAAGATGAAGAATTAGTAAACCCGTTCAAACACACAACAACATGAAAAGGAGATCCAATAATGTTAATAAATAATACCACACTTTTAACCAATGAAGGTGAAAGTGTACCAAATGTAATAGAAATAAGAAATAATGTACCTCTTCCTATGCCACATGCATCTCGTCAGTTGAGTAAATATGGCTTTATAAGTACATTAAAGGTAGGACAGAGTTTTGAAATTAATGGTGATACACCTGATTACAAAGCTGGTTCTTTAGCACCAGCAGCTTATGCAGTTGCATCTCATGTAAGAAAAACTACAACTTTCAAAAGAGATAAGAAATTTGCTGTTGCTTGTAGAACCTTAGAAGGAACGTCTAAAAATCCTGTAGTAGTAGGTTGCTGGCGTATAGCGTAACATTATAATATAAGCAGGTATTCTCCATACCTATATAATCTCTCACGAATGCCTGCTTTAAATTTAACCAACATAAGGAGAGAAACAATGGATTTACCAACATTAGAAGATATGCATATATCAGAACATGCAGAGAATGTATATGCTCAGATTATTGCAGAAGAAGACATAGGAGAAGATTATGGAAAGAAAGCTATCATACAAGAAAGAATACATACACCCTGGCAACATATACTTTAAATATGTTGGTAACATAACCGAGGATGGTGCTATGAAACTACAAGAGAGAGTTGGGTATCATCCTGCCGGTTATGGGTTTTACAGTTTTGCTTGCATAAATAATGTAGCAAGATGGAATTGTAGTAATTGTTGTGATTAATTAGGTAATCTTTGTGAGGCAGAGGTTACAAATGAGGGGAGAAGTTCTTTGCCGATCCAATCCCCTCAATAATTTAAGGGTTTATACAAGCGGCATGAAAGGTGTCGTGGAATTGAATCGCATTGGGGAATGTAAACAATAATAAGTATTAACCCTTATTAAATTGGTACCAAGGGCTGTAGAACGGAATATATTTAATTGTTAGTAGAATTACTCCCCTTAAATATTAAAGACCTGTTAATTAAAGCAACGTACAGGGATAGCCCAAAATTTAAAGGAGAAAGAATGAAATGTGTAATATGTAGTCAAAAAATATCACCAGATCCAGATGGATGGGATGGTGGTCATAATGCAGAACCCATAGCTGAAGGTAGATGCTGTGGAACATGTAATGAGATAGTTATGATAAGAAGATTAAACGATTTTCAATTTAGGAGGAATCATGTCACCAATACCTAATCATTGTATAGAATGTGATAAACCATTGCCTAAAGAATCTGTAGGTGTAGAGTGTCATATATGTAGAGAAAAGGAAGATCATATTAAAATATGCGGTGAATGTGGAGAAGCAGACTGTAATGGTGCTTGTATGGCTCCTGTTGATGAAGAGCCTATGACTAATTGCTGTAATGCTCATTTTACATATCCTGGTTTTCCAGATAGTGATCTTTGTAGTGAATGTTTTGAAC